CACCACCGGCAACAGCAGCCAAAGCTGACGAGCCGAATACTGCAACGATACGAAGGATGAGGGTCTTGAGGGTTTTCATTCGTTATTGTCCTTATTGGTGTATGCGCCGATGAAATGAAGAACGAGAGCTGCCACAGTTAGCCAGATCACGATCTGTTGCAACGTGCCAGACAAAGTGAGGATTGTGGTGACTGATGCTGCGATTGTCCATATCAACGCATGGAACTCACCCCAAAACTTCATCACCTAATCCTTCTCGCTGGTGCAGGGGCTACCGTCAAGAATACAGCACTCAACGCAATCAGCGCACGACGAGTCTTCACCGGAACCGTTGAGTTGAGTGGAACATAACTGTCAGCGAAACCTTGGAAGATGTTCAGTACAGACTCAAATGCTTTTCTGATTGACGATGGTGCCGATTGCACAACTTCAACTACTGCTTCGGCTTCATCTGGGCTGAGTTCGGTTGGAGTGATTTCGCTGAATAGTTGTTCGGCTTGGGTGGGGGTGATGTTGGCTAGGACGGCTGGGGTGGTGATGAGGAGGGTGGCTTGGCTGGTGTTTAGGTCTTTGGTTAGGACTGTTTCTACGATGGCTTCTATGGCCTCTGTGGGGGCTTCTGAGAGGGCTTTGATGGTGTTGAGTAGTTCTGTTTGGGTGAGTGGTTGAGGTTCGTCTGTGGGGGTTTGTAGGGTTGTGGTCACATCTGGTTGAGTTGTGGTCACAGGAGGCAGGGTTGTTGTCGTTGTTGAAGTTGTGCTGGTTGTTTCTAACGGAAGCGGGAGTGTTGTGGTGGGGGCTGGTGCTGGTTCCGTTGTGGTGGTTGTCGTTGTGGTTTCGGGAACGGTAGTAGTCGTTGCCGGTGGAACATAAACCGTCGTTGTAGTTGTTGGGGCTACAGTCGTAGAAGTCGTTGTAGTCGTCGAGCTAGTTGAGGTATCCGGTGAAACTGTTTCTTGGACTGTTGTTGATGTTTGTGGTGGTTCCGTTGTGGTTGATGGGACGACTGTTTGAAGAGTCGTAGTAGTTGGGTTGGTGACAGGGACAGTCGTTGACGGGACAGTAGTAGTAGAGGTCGTCGTTGCTATCGTGGATGAGGTTGTAGATACCCATTCACCTAAGCCTAATGTCAACCCTGTAATCGTGAGGTTCCCTGGTTGGCAACATGAGTCAGTCGAGTACTGCTGGAATGCGAAGATGTCACCAGCCTCAACCTGAACCAGCCCTGATCCGGTGGCGTTACTCTGATTCGTCAGCTGTGTGATAACTCCGTTAAGAATGATTTGCGGTGGGTCATACCAAGCACCGTCATAGGTTTGATAAGTCCACAAGAAACCAATCTGATTAGTGCCTTCAGGAACGATGGCCTGCATCCGAACATAATGAGACTGACCAGCACACGTCCCACCATCAGCACCCGTCAGAGTGAACCCACCCTCAACCGGCACAACCGACCCACCCTGACTAGCAAGACAAGACTTAGAAAACTCCCACACACCAAACGAGTCAGCCTCAGCCGACGACGAAGTAACTAAAAAACCAAGTAACGCAGGAACAAGGATCAGCCAACGACTACGACAAAAGCGTGGCAAGCTCATCAGCCGTCAAACCAAGACGATCCAACAACGCAGCCCTATCCATAGCCTTCTTAGCCTGTGCCTCAACCGCCTTAACCGCCTCAGCCTGATCCAACTGATACTGAGCAAACTCAGCATCAGTCATCTCACGGTATTCGAAACCATCTTGAACCATAGGTTTAGGAGAGTGAGTAGCCATAAACTTCATAACTTCCTGTGATATTTCCTGCTGCTGGGTAAAGAGTTAAAGAATCAAACTGTGTCGCTGCACGATATTCGCCGTTGCCATGACCGCCACCTTGCGCACCACCAACACGACCATAAGTATCCCAAAGGAAATGAGTATCAACAGCCAACTGTGGTGACAACACCTGCAACTGGACTTTGTTTCGGTCTGCCGAGTTGAACTGTGTGAACTGCCATGACGTACCGCTCAAGATGTTTGCTGCACCGATTGTTGTTGCACCAATCACATAGGTAACACCAGCGTTGCTGTATGAAGCACCAGTCGCATCAGCACCAGAAGCCCTCAACCGTGCGTTAATAACCGTTGAATCAGTTGAAGCAGCAGTCACCGTGTAGTTAATCAAATAGTTTTTATATGTTGCCGTGAACGTGTTGTTCGGAAGGCTAACCGTTGCAGCTGCGCTGAACGATGTCCCCGTGATGTATGTCAAACCTGACGAAACAGTTTTTGCATCAGCAATAAAATATGCAACACCAGTAGCTTGAAACCATAAAGTTCCCGAAGCATAAGCAGTTAACACCAGAGAGCCAGCACTTGTCACCGTACAAGTTCCAGCCGTAATGGTGCATGTTCCAGTCGCATTAATGTTCGTGATTCGCAAAGTATCACCAGCAGAAAACAATCCAGTATTTACCGTCACAGTAGTAGCACCAGCATTATTCATGGTGATATGAGTTCCCACATCAGCAGCAACAAGCACATAAGAAGCAACTTTTGCTGAAACTGTTTGGTTATAGTCGTTTTGTTGCAACGAGGTCATCTGGGATGCGGTGAGGGTCTGCCCTGTAGTGAACGTCTGAATCGCCATAGTATTACTATTCTAGCCCAAGCCCCTTGACTCGTTATTCAACGTGTCAGTATCCAAAACAAAGTAAGTGTAAATTCGAGCAGGGTTTGTGTACAGCGTCACGATATGACGGTCTGGGGTAATGTCATGGGCAATACCTTCCAAAGCCATCAACTGTGTCACCGTTGAAGGGGTGGACTTCGGAAAGGTTTTCGTCACCGAAATCTGTGACCCAATATCAAGGTTGGTGATGGTGGTTCGTTGAGCGTCAGTCAAACCATTCATCACAACCTGAATGTTGCCGAACCAAAATCTCGGCACCGGCTGGATCAGATATCCAGCCAGGTCACCAGCGTCATCCAAAGTTTCAAGCAAGGTAACCACTAGAGGTGTTTCCTGTTTGCCGAAATCTGCTACTGATGCTGCTGCGGTTGCGTTTGCAAACTCAATGGTTGGTTGCAGATTTGATGAGGTTGGGATTGGTGGGGCAATAGCGACGTTGACCGAGTTGACTACTGACGGGTTTGTTGGTGTGAACTCGTTAGGCCGTTGGTCGTTTGAGGCAGCGTAAAAGTCTGCGAGGATTGCAGCGAGTTCTGCTTGATCGATTGTAAGAACAAAGTCAAAAGCCATTAGTTGTTCACAATCTCAAAGTCGGTGAATCGGATAGCAGTACCACCAGTATCAGATAGCACAGCGTTAATTGACTGGAACTCACCGATTAGACGACGATCAAAGTTAAAAACTCCACTAGCAGAAATGAAGATTCGCCCCTGTTCAGAGGTGTTGACACGCATCAGATAATCCATCACAGAAGATGAGCTGTCAATCGGGGCGGTACCAAGATTCGCTACACCAACTTCAAGATTTCGATCAGAAGCACCTGTGAAAACTCCTGCACTTGATAACACTTTGGCGATGCGTTGATCGGAGCGTTCAGCGATAACAGTATCTTGATTGACTTTGATGTTATTCAAAGTAAACAACTTGTCAGAACAAGTCACAGTAACTACAGAACGGTTCGGTTTTTCAATGTTCTGCTGATATTGCGAAATAATACCAACAAAGAGATAGGTTCCGTTCCTACTGATTCGCACGTTCGAGTTCAACTCAAAACCCAATCGTCCTTTGGTTGAGTTGTAATACGGTGATGCTGTATTGACAAGAGAGAAATACCAGTCACGATCCTCTAATACAATCGTTGCCGAACCTGGCTGACCAGTCTGGTCACGATACCTATTCTGCCGTCCACGATTAATAGACACAGCCTTCACATATGTAGTTACATCAACAAACAATGGTGAACCATCAAGGACGAAATCTGTTGAGTTAAGAACACCAGCAACAGGATCATCCAAACGAAACGCATTTGTTGTCGCACCATAGTCCATCTCAACCGTATAGGTACCGCAGTTAGGAACGACAACAGGCATGATTACTTAGTCACTACCGGTATCTTGCCAACCGTTTTGTTGTAAGTTTTCAACGCATCAACCACCAGCTGAGGCAGACCTTGATCCGCAATCGCAGCATTGATATTGATCGCATAGGTATCACCAGACCTAGTACTAAACGCACCAACCCCAGCCGTAGTAGAAACCTGACCCGTCACCCCAGCCATCGGATTAGGCATCCCACCCAACACCTTCGGATACTTCGCCATCAAATCAGCAGTCTTTTGTAACTGCTCATTGAAATCAGCCTGAGCATCCTTCGTCTTTACAACCGCTTCTTCCCAAGCCTCAAATGCTGAAGCCTGGTCAAGAATCGCATCCTTAACATTCTTCAAAGCCTCATCATAAAGTTGATTACCAACAGTTGCACCAAAGATCGTGTCATTCAGCAATCCTTGCTGAGTATTCAACTCCATCGTCGCATCAATCTGAGAATCAATAGAATCAGCAACACTCAACTTCGCATCAGCCAAATCAAGCTCTGCTCGACGAATATCCATCGGAGAAGATTCAGGGTCTTTACGAACATCAGCAAGATTCTTCTCAGCATCAGCAACCGAATAGATAGCCTCCTCAACCGCAAACGTCGCTCGCTCCTGCGCACGCTGAGCCTTATCCAATTCCCTCTGCGCAGCCAAAGCCTCCGGTGAACCAGCACCAAACCCACGCTCAATCTGAGCCAACTTAGCTTTAGCCTCAGCCAATCTGGTATTGGAATCAGTCAACGAAGTTAGAGCCTTATCCTCAGACTTCTTGGCCTTATTGAACTTGTCCTGCTCGGAAGTATTTTTCTTTATCTGTTCGTTGTAATCCTTAAGAATGTCAGTTGCCTTCTTAGTGGCCTTACCAGCATCATTAACAGATTTAGGAACCTTGGCTGTCTCCTGGTTGAAATCGTTCATCACATCAGAGCCAACCTTCAAGGTGCCATTGACATCATCAAACTTTTCATTGACAGCCTGAAGTTGAGTTGCAGTCAGCCCAACCTGGCTACCAAGTTTCTTCGTATCGATAGTGATTTTTGGGATATTAGGAATCAAAGGTATCTTGTTAAATACATCAATGAGAGTATTGACTACAGACACCGCAACATTGGCTAATGCTGTTTTCATGTCATCAAACTTGGAGACAAAACCCTTGACAGCATTGACAGCGATATTTGCAATCCCCTTCACAAAGCCAACAAAAATATCTGGCAACGCAGCAACCAAAGCCACAACAGCTCCACCCAAACCAGCAATCAACTGACCGCCAATCGTTGCAGTCCACTTCACCAAAGAGCCAGCAAGCCTTGTACCCATAGCCAACAATGCCGGAATACCGTCAGACAGTACCCACTTAGCAATATCGCCAAGCATCGTCACTAACTGTGCAGGAAGTTGACGTGCAGCTTTACCAACAAAACTGGCAAGCGTGTTACCTAAAGACTGAGCAGCATCAAGCAACTGTGGTAAGCCTTTTGTGTAAATCCACTTGTAGGCAGACATTAAGAAGTCCTGCAATTTGTCAATGAACATTGGGATTCGAGGTTCAATCCAACCAGTCAAAGCATCAGCGAGCTGGTTAATACCGGCATACAACATTGGCAGACCAGAAGTACCGATCCATTGAACAGCCTGGGTAATGATTTCCCCTAACGCTGACATCACCTTCGGTGCTGCTTCCTTGAACCGAGTAGCAATGAAATCAATCCCTCCAGCTAAACCGCCTTCCTGTAAAGCATTACCAAAGTTGGCAAACGCTGGGAGTATTGAATTGTTTATAAATGACACAGCACCAAGGAACGCTGGAATCATCACAGAACCAATCTGTGCAGTCACATCAGATAGTTGTGCTTTCAGGATTCTTTGCTGGTTAGCCAATCCACCACTCGTACGCTCAAAGTCACCTTGAGCCAACGTCGAGTCCTTGAGGATAAGAGCATACGCTGCTTGAGTTTTCGCTGTAATGTCCAGCGCACCCTTGCCAGAATAGAGACCCATATTGCGAGCCTCTTCCTTCAACCGCACATCATTGATGGCGATACCGTAACGCTTCAATGGTTCAGTCTCACCGGACAAACCAGAACGCAAAGCAAGAATCGCATCATCAACAGTTGTGTTATTGAACGAAGCCAAGTCAGCAGCCAACCCGACAAGGGTTGTACTCATCTCAGCAGCTTGACCCTGACCAACACCGAACGCTTGAAATAAGTTTCCGTAAGTGCCAGTAGCCTCAAGCGCAGCCTGCCTTGTGATACCAAATGAAGTTGCAGAAGCCTTAGCGAAATCCTCAACCTGCTTTGCAGAGCTACCGAAAACAACCCCAACCTTCGACTGCGATTCAGTTAAGTCAGAAGCAGCCTGAACTGCTTTATACGCTCCAGCTGTCGCAGCAGCGAACGCTGCACTACCAGCCACAGCAACCGTCTTAAACGACGGCATAATCCCTTTCAACTTAGAACCAAGGCCAGCATCAACCTGCTTACCTAAAGTGCCTAAATCATCCCCAACCTTCTTAATGCCTTTAGTCGCACCAATGATGTCAGAAATAAACTTAACAACGAACGTGCGCTCACCAGCCATGCGACGATTCTACTCAATAACAGACAACCCATTCCGCAAAGCCATGAACTCATCCAAAGCAGCCGTGAACAACTCCTTCTCAGACATACCATCCCAACGAGAAATATCAACAGGAGCATTCCACCAAGCCTCAGAGTACACGTCATCACGAACCTGTTTCATACGAGGTTGACGAATCTGCTTCTGACGAGATGACACAGGATTAACGACAGGCTCAACATCCAATCTGAAGTCAGTATCAAGAAACGCACCATGACCCTCATGGAACTCAAACGGCTGATCAGGTGCGTGTTGAGGTAGATAGAAGATACGAGCAACGTCCTTAGTCTGAGGGTCACCCACCAGCCCAACCCGCTCATGCAACTCAGCCCATACCGCCCGCCACAACGACGCAGGCACCTTATGAGCCAACGGCAAAACCAGGTGATAGTGAGGATCATCCAAGCGATGCGAATAAGTTGAATAGGCAAACCACTCCAACCCATCAAGCCTTGCATTATCAAACGCTTCACCGTCCATGTCCACCACAAGGGCTTCCATCATGCTCACATTACGGTTACCACGACTAGTGCCAGGCTGATATTCAACAGGTGACCACAACGCACCAGCAGACTTCTCAGCGTTCTCCTCATGGGACGACAACAGCTCCTTGAGCTGCTCCCAAGATGAAGCAAACGACTTCGGATAAATCGACTTTGTATTAGCAAACAAAACTGCCATAACCCCTCCTACCTAGAGGGTACAGCAACCACAGCAAATGTCAAGAATTATCTTTGAGTTTATTCAGCACTTCCTGAATAGCGTCCAGATATTCCGTGGCAATATTCTCCTTTTCCTTACGCACAGTAGGCCAGAAGAAATATCCTGATTGTCCTCGATGCCGGAGGAACTGGCTGGTGTGTCCACCTCCAGTACGAAGACCGTCAGTCTTTGTCCTATTCTTAGCCCCAGCAACTGTGCTGTTACCTTTGCCGAACTTACCGCCACCAAACTCGGCACCAAAGAACACATCGCCTCTAGTCACCTTCTTACCACCACGTTTACCACGTCGCCTATTAGGGAACGACTTAGAAACAAAACTTGATTTACTAGCCAAATACAGTTTGGGAATACGGTCTTTACCAACCTTCATCCCCTTCATCACCTCAACTGCCTGACGATTACGAGTCACCGTCTGAGCCTCAGCCTGCGCCTTAATCAAAAGGTTCTGGGCTACCTTGCCCGCAGCGATACGAGCTTCCTCATCAAAACGCTGATTTGCTCTAGACAAATCTCGAAGAAACTTATTGATACCAACAATCTCAACTGGACTATTACCAGAACCAATCGTTACTTGTCCTGCTCTACCAAACGCATCAGCCATAAGAACAGACTACTTGTTTAGATGGATTGCTCTCCAACGCAAATAAGCAAACATTGTAAAGAGCATTCGAGGTGATTCCGTCAGCAACACCGATGGAGCAATACCTGTCTCAACGGACAGGTAAGCAATCATCCAATGGGCTGACTGGTCTCCAAAGGGACGATCACCGCTTCGTTAGCATCACCAATCGTTAACGATTCAACTTCATTAATCCATGAATCAAAATCCAAACCCGTCTTCTTCTGACGATGTTCGGAATGCCAGCCAATAAACGCCAAGTCAGTCAAAGTTAATTCTGCTTCAAACTTTGCAACACTTCGACTGAACTTGTTTTCAAAAGCAATAAAATCAGGAAACGCAGCAACAACTGTGCGAGTCTTCTGATCCAATGCTGATGTAACCTCTAGGGCTATTCTCATTATCTACCTCCGCAGGTAAGGGTTGTTAAAGAAAAGTTATGCGCCAGTACCGGTCTTAGTTACGGCACCATCGATTGGGTACGTTACCGATGCGGTAGCGATGTCGCCCACGGCTCCGGCCACGGGTGTCCAGGTTAGCGGGAGAACTGAAAACGCGTACTGTGGATTGCTGCTTGAAGCAGAACCAGTACCGTTTGGCTTGACTGTCATTGGTACAGCAGTACCAGCGTTCCAAGCGTCGTAGAACAACTTCTCAATTGTTGGGTAATCCTGATGCAACTCAAGTGTGATTGAGTTGTCTGCGAGACCTGCGATGCGGGTTGTTGCACCAGATGAGCCGAATGAAGTTGTAGCAACTTCCGCTTTTGACAGGTTCAGAGTTACTGATGCTACGTAACTTGTGATATCGGTATTTGCCGTGCCGAAGGTAACCGCTACGTTTGTGAGAACTTGCTTTGCCATATTTGATACTCCTGCCTCACGGCACTCGAAGATTTACTAATAGAAACTATACACGCCAGCAGGACGGCAATTCAACAGACTAAGCGTACACCACCACACGGAAGTCAACCATCAAATAGGTTGCATCATTTCCATCCATTGTGGCGATATTGCTGGCAGATTCAACCAACAAGTTCTGCACCACCCCACCCAAAGACCGGTCGGCTTCTAATGCTGCACGAACCGAAGTCGTCCCCTCATAAGACAGGAACCCATCCAAGGCAGTCTGAGCGGAACGCTCCGCAGACCTACCCACACATACCGAAACGGTAAACACATGAGTCACCAACCCACCACGCATAGCCCCGTTGTAAGTAATCGAATCCAACATAGGCCAAGCAAACGGAGCATTCAGATTGTCTGGTTGCTGGGCGTAAGCCCTAAGACCTGGGATCGTGGCTAAGGCGTTAGCGATACCAGTCTTGATGTCGGTAACGGAATAGCTCATGCGTAAATCCGCATACGACGATACGGTTCAACCAACTGAGCCATATCAGGGTCAAGGTATCGAGACACACGGATAGCACCCAAGTCACCAAACCCAGCCACACCAAGCGGACTGTCGTAGCGTTTGAAGATGCGTGAAGCCTGAATGATCGTTGCCTGCGTTACAGGTTCCGGCACAGCAGGCCAACCGAACACAGCGGTCACCTGAACCAAAGCCTGATCGCCATAGTTCGCATTGACATTCGGAAACAGATAATCGCCAACAGCACGAATCTTGTCGTAACTCCACGTCAACCCATCAAGGTTTCCGTTCAACGGTTCAAGCTGATAGTCCGACACTTTCCATGTCACATCAAAAGTTCCGTCAGCCTGTGACGATGTTTTAAGTGTCAACGCTGTTCCAGCGATGTCATCAATCGAGCAGTAGAACGAATCCTCAGCCTGATAAACCCGCACCTCCGCAGTACCTGACTGCCAGAAGCGACGGTTGCAATAACCATCAATGAGGCGTGACGCAGCCCCAACACAGTTGTCAATCAGGTCATCATCGAGGGTGTCAGCCGTTCCGATGCGGAGAGCTGCCTTGACCTGGTTGCGTGTTGCGTACCCATTAGTGATCATTGACGAAGCTCCAGTAACTTGGCGATTTGTTTCAATCCTACTTTAGTCCCTTTTGAACGATTGCAAGTTCGACAGGAGCAAGCGATGTTTGATGGGTCAGACGACCCACCCAGAATGACTGGGACAATGTGATCTAACTCAATTTCATTTATGGTTAATGGCGTATCACAGATATAGCATTTTTTTTGGTCACGCTGATAAATCTCTGCTCTTCTAGCCGTAGATAAAGTTCTAGTTTTTGCCCTGTGTTTCGCTGTGTGATCCATTGACTTACAGGTTTTTGAACAATAAATAGCATGTTTTTTCTTATGAGACAAACTTGAATTACACCTAAGGCAAAAATCAGTCGTTCTTTTTTGTAAGTTTTTTACCTGTTGTTTTTCCTTGTTTCTAAATGTGTAAGAACATTTACGAGAACAAAACTTTTGGGAATACTGATTGATCAGAAACAGGGAATCACAGAATTGGCAAGATTCGTATTTGCCTTGTTGACTCTTTCTAATCACCATGCCTAAACATTAGTTGATACTCGCAGCACCACGATACTGAACACCCTCCAACGAATAGTTCACAAACGGGTTGAGACTGTAGGTCTGACATGAGTACACATCCCACAACCGTTGCTTCATCGCTCGAAGGTGCATCTCATACAAAGCCCAATGCGAATCACCTGGCACATACCCATCAACCCTGTCACGCCCACCCAACGAACCACAATCAGCCCCAACCAACACAATAAACTTCGCCCCCATGTGCGCTGCCAAGTGCATCGCCCCATGAATGCTCGAAGACCCGATAGTCAACTGCCCAGACAACACAGGCCAATCCTTGCCATGCGGATCAAACGAAGTACCTGGTCTACCGGTACGAGTGCCGAACGTAGTCAGATTGTCTGCACATCCAGCGAACACCCCATCGGTACCATGCTCACGCTCAGGAGTAAAAGCACCGATACAGTCCTCACGCTTCGCCTCATGCTGTGCGTCTTCGTGATAATGACTGAAACAGTAGTAACCCTTCAACCCAAATACTGAGCCAACGAAGTTGACTGCGATGGTTATCTTGTCGTCAAAGAATGCTGGTGTCAGATAGTCAAGTGTTGCACCTGAGCCAAGAACATAGATGGTCTCGCCTTCGTGCAGGTTCTCGTAGTCGTCCATCGGGTCATATTCTCTTAGTCCCATCCCAGTTCCCTTCTCCGTGTTAAATCCCAATGCCCCGCATCAGGCAAACCTGACTGCCAACGCAACGAATGAAGCGCAGCGTTCGATGCAAAGCTCTTAGCGTTGCGTTCCGCTAACTCTGGTGCAGAGTTAATCGTAGACGAGTTATCGTGAACTATCCCAGCGTCAGAAGTCCAGAATTGCACGTTCAGTCTTTGCGCCCTCTCTTGAAAATCTGTGTCTTCAAAATATGCGGGGACATAATTTTCCGAAAATAGTCCGACCTTGGCAATCACCTCATACCCAATCCACGCACAACACCAACCAGGCTTCGCCTCAGTCAACGTCACCGAATCAGGTTTGCAGTCGTTGTAGAAAACTTCTAACTGTCCAGGCTCAAAGTACGCATCAGAGTTGAGCAGTATCCAGCCGTCAGCGTGAGGGGTTGCTTTGATACCTAGATTCCATGATGGGGCTACACCAAGGTTTGTTGGCATTGACCAGACGTGATAGTTCTTCACATGGCGACGGTCTATGACCCAAGGCCAATCATGCAAAGTAGATTGCCCACCGTTGTCGATGACGATGAGTGTCTGCACCGGATAGTCGATGGATTGTAGGCAGCGTTCTAGTAAATCGTAACGATTGAGAACCGGAACGATTACGACTGGCACCACGTCGTCAGCTCCTTCATGATTGGCTTCCAGTAAGCGTCATAAACCTTGTCAGCCCGATACTGGTCAGCAAAGGCCACAGCCTCAGCGCACACGCCTCTAGAAGCCTCGTAGGAGGCAATCAGAGCATCCACGATGGACGGTACCTGTGGAGTGCAGAACCAAGACTTCTGATGACTGTCCCAGAACGGCTGGATCGCCACAGCCCACCCAGCCCCAACCAACTCTGGTTGAGCCGTGTAATCAGAAACGATGACCCTCGTACCGCAAGCCTGAGCCTCGATAACAGGGATACCGAAACCCTCACCCATCGAGCAAGCCAACAACACATCCGAAGCCGTGTACAACGCAGCCAACGCCTGCTGAGGGAAACCAGTCCGATACGCATACGGGTCAACAATCTTGTACTGCTCAGGCTTCACACCACACGCCTCCAGCAGATGAACAAGATTGATACCACCCATCGCACCATCACGCTCCGTGTGTAGATACAGCAAAGCATCAGGACGGTCTTGAGCGAAGATAGCGAACGCCAGAATGTTCTCACCGAAAGATTTGCGTGAAGGGTTCTGACCTTTGTTCGCTGCGTTCATCATCACAACAAACCTGTCCTCATCAACCTCCATGAGTTGTCTGCCGGTGAACTCACCACGATTGTTCTTCAACATAGTTGTAGGAACAAACACATCCTCAAACGCATGAGGCGCATACAACGCATCAACACCCGCATTCTGCAACATCTCCAAACCAAACTTAGACATCGCAATCGGTTTCACATTAGGACGCTTACACCAAGCAACAACCTCGGGCGGGCAAGGCGCATGATCAATCGGAACCCACGAAGCAATATTAGGAACCTGCTCCAACGACGGTGACTTCAACACCCACACATCAAACAACGTCATCAACATCGCAGGAATATCACGATTACCGTTCGCCCAATCCATCCAATGCGCAACAAGCACATCATCCGAATATGGTGACATTCCCCTTGGATAGAGCTTTATCCCATTCCAAATTGAAGCCATGCCCTCAATGCCATACATGGCATGAATGGCTACTTCGTGTTTTTCTTTGATGAGCCTTTGGACGACTTGCGCTGTTTGGGTGCCGTATCCAGTTGGGGCGAACGGGGCGTTCGAGTACCAGAGGATTCGAAGCGATTCGGAAGTGGAAGGTCTGCTTGCTCTGGCAAGTGCGCTATTCCCCTTCGGAGTAATATCTCCGCTTCTAGGTCGGGTAATTCGACCGGAGTGTTCTTGACGATTACGAGCATTAGCCACCGTTCTCTCCTTCGCAGGTCGCAGGGTATAAAAAGAAATGAGGGTAGGTCGCCCTGCGTGTTCGACCTACCCTCAAACTTACACCGATATTGCTACCGGTTGCACTACCTCAACTTATGGCTGGAGGAGGTGCTTGATGTGTGATGTCTGTGGCAAGTTGCCGTCAACACGGAATGTTGCACGGAACGTGACAAGACCGCTGTTGAATGCGTAGTCATCGCTACGATCCAAACGAAGGCCACCAACGGTTCGTACATAGTACGAAGGCAGGTGTCCAACGATGACGGACTTGGTGGCCGTTGCTACGTCTGCCATCGCTGGGTTTTCGTAGATTGGCTTGCCCAAGAGCATGTCTGGTGATTCCATTGAAAGAGCTGGCTGGAACACATAGTTTCCTGCGGTGTCCTTCAACTTGCGAACTGCACCAACCGACTTGCCGTTCATCATCCAGCCAACGCCTGGAAGGTTGCGAGCTGCACCATCAAGGCTGTAGAGGAGGTCGATGAGGTTGTCTGCGGTGAAAGCAGTTGCGGTACCTGCGGTGCCACCAACAGCCGATGCGGTCACGATGCCCTTAGGTGCATCAGTTCCCGAACCAACAGTCAATGCTGAACCAACAGCGTAACCGAGTGCGTTTCCAACCTGGTCACCCAAGAACGACAGCATATCTACGCCAGCGTCTTCGAGCAGTTCTGTTGAGACCTGTACGAGGAAGCTGTATTTGTATGCGCCCAAGGTGATGAACGAGTTGAATACTGGATCGGATTCTCCGATTGCTGAACCTTCGCCAGTTACCGTGCCAACCGAGTAGGTGGACAACGATGGGATTTGAAGGTTTTCGCCACCTGCGGTGTTCAACACGGTTGAGGTCTGAAGTACTGGTGCAATCAAGCGAGCCTTCATGATGACCTGATCGTAGAACGACGTAGGTACTGGTGAACCGGTGCTGGACTTCATGATGTCACGACGCTCAAACGCATGACTACGCTTTTCGCCCAAGACCAATGAACGCAACTGTGCTGCGTCATCTGCTACTTGAACTCCAGCTACAGGACGAACCTGGTCTGCAATTTCACGGGTGGCTGCATCCATGCGAAGTTCACGGGCTTCGTCTTCACGAAGTTTTGCGATGGTCTGCGCACGTTCGTCCAATTCCTTCGTG